GGCGTCCTCGCGCCGAAACCGCAACCGCAACCGCAACCCGAACCGCAAAAGTCACCGGAGTTCGATTGGGACAAGCCGATCGAAACGATCCATCAGCAGATCGAATCGCGCATCACGCAGGAGCGGCAGGCCATCGCCGCGGAATTCCAGCGTCAGCGGGAGGCGGTGCAATCGCAATTTGCGATAACCCGCCACGGCGAGGAGGCGGTGAAGTCGGCCTATGCGGCACTCGCGGAAGCGCGGGAGACGGACCCGCAATGGGCCATGGACTACCGCCGCATCATGACCTCGCCCGATCAGTACGAGGCGATGGTGCAGTGGCACAAGCAACGCTCCGCATTGCAGGAGGTCGGCTCCGACCTCGATGCCTACAAGGCGAAGATCAGGGCCGAATATCTGGAAGAACTCCGGCACGGCAAGCCGACGCTGGACGAACCGCGGGAAGCCGCGCGTTCGCCGGGAAGCGTCATGCCGTCCAATTTGAGCGCGGCGCGCAGCGTCGGCTCCCGCAACGGTCCGGCCTGGCAAGGCCCGACCTCGATAAAGGACATCTTCGCCAACAGGTGATGATATGGCCGATACAGTCTCCGCTACTGGGCTACGAGTCCAGCGGTGGGAAGATACATTTTTCAAAGAGTACCTGACCGAAAATCGATACAGCGAGAGCATGGGTTCCGATGAGAATTCGGTGATCCAGGTCAAGGAAGTACTCGGCAAGGGCAAGGGCGATTCCACCACGATCGCCCTCGTCAACAAGCTCCAGAACCAGGCCGTTACCGGCTCGAATATGCTGGAAGGCGCGGAAGAGGATATGAGTTCGCGCTCGCAGCGGATTTATATCGACAAGCGCCGGAACGCCGTTCGCATCGCCGAGATGGAGGAGATCAAGTCCGCCATCGATCTTCGCGATGCCGGTCGGGCGACGCTCAAAGACTGGAGCATGAAGGACACCGAACGATTGATCACCAATGCGCTCGGATCGATCGACGGCGTCGATTTTGCCTCCGCTTCGGCGGCGCAACGCAATACCTGGAACACCAACAATTTCGACCGGGTGCTGTACGGTGCGCTCGTCGGCAACAACGGCGCGACGGCAGGGTCCGTAACCCATGCCAATGCGCTGATCACGATCGACAACACCGCGGACAAGCTGACGCCGCAGGCGATCAGCCTGATGAAGGAACTCGCGCTGACGTGCGATCCGAAGATCACCCCGATCCGGGTGGAGAAAACCAAGGGTCGGCGCTACTATGTGCTCTATGCCAACACGCGAGCGATGCGCGACTTGAAGACCAACACGGCGATGATGCAGGCGCAGCGCGAGGTCACCCTCGAGGTCGAGAACAATCGGCTTTTCGAGGGTGGCGATTTGCTTTGGGACGGCGTGATCGTCAAGGAAGTGCCGGACATCGGCTTCACCACGAACGGCACGATTGCTGTTGCTCCAGTGTACTTCTGCGGGGCGCAGGCCGTGGCGACCGTGTACGGCAAGCGCTGGCGGACGATCACCAAGGAATTCGATTACGGTGATAAGTACGGCATCGCCATCGAATGCATCATGGGCGTGCGTAAAATGCAGTTCGGAAGCGGTCCTCTCGACACCGATAACCTCAAGGATAATGGTGTCATCACGGGCTGGTTCGCGGCTGTGGCTTCGACGTAAAGGGAGGACAGCACAATGGCAACGGCCTTCATTGCCGACCGGGCGGCTGCGACCTTCCCGGTTTACAAGCCCATCGGCGCAGGCGTTATGTTTGTGAACTGGGGCACCTACAACGCGGCGACGGCGCTGGTGATCAACGACACCATCGCCATCTGCACGATCCCGGCGAACACCTACGTGCTCGACGGCTACCTTGTCGGGCAGGACATCGAGACCGGAACGACGATGGAACTGGATGTCGGCTTCGCCGCAAACGGCGTCGATGCCGCCGATCCGGTTGGCTTCATCGATTCCGGTGCCCTGGCGGGGGCGGCGACGGCAGGCCTTCTTCCCGTGGCGGGTCTTCGGGTTCCGTTCCAAGGCATTGTCCAAAGCGGCGGACCGCGGCTGTTCACGGCCAACACAACCGTGATGATCAAGGTCACCGTGGCACCGACGACGGGAACGGGCCGGCTCAGCGTCTACTGCATCTGTGCTAACGCCTGAACATCAAGGGAGAGGAACCGTGGCAAAATTCACGTACGTTGGAAGCGATCGCTTCGGCTCCTCTCCCGAACTCTCGATCTACGGCGCTCATTGGCGCATGGGCGAGGTCTCGGAAGTCAACGAACCCGCCTACGTCGACAAGCTCCGAACCATCGATGCCTTCATAGAAGTCAAGCCGGGGCGGCCGACGAACGAGGATTCGGAGAAAGTCGCCAAGGCCAAGGCCGCGGCGGAACAGAAGTTCAAGCCGGTCGAGGAGAACGGCGAACCGGCGAAGCCGAAGCCCAAGGCCAAGGCGGCCCCGTCGACGATTGCCGATCTCGGTCCGGACGACGACTGGGAAGACGAGAAGAATGCCTAAAACCTCGCTCCAGCTCATCATCGTGGCGCTGGAAACCCTCCAGCGTACCGGCGCCGGCCAAGATCCGTCGGCAGAGGACGCACAGCTTCTGCGCGACCGCCTGCCGATGCTGCTCGAGGAACTGGCCCAGCAGGACGTCTATTTCCTCGCCGACTCGGAGGCGATTCCGGAACTGTCGTTTCTGGCGCTCGCCGATCGCCTGGCGGCGGAATGCGCGGCTGCCTTCGGCCTTGGCGCCGTCGATCCGCCAACCAAGAACAGCCTCAACAACCGGCTCCGGCTGACCTGGGTGGCAAAGCCGTTGTACGGGACGCAGCGTAGTCTCTATTATTGAGGTTCGACCGATGATGCGAATCCGTCTTTTTGACCTTGGCTCCGGCATTGCCTGGGTATGGCGGGGACAGCGACGGGCCCACTCCATCCACTTGCCGTTCTCTCTCTCGCTGAAAACCTGGAAATACGGCGTCAGACATGGCGGCTGGCTGAAAGCCATTCGCGGCGGCGGGTTTGTCTGATGCCCGCGACCCCGATCGAATTTCCGCAATCCTCGTTCCCATCGCACTTCGCCAACCAGCCCTCGGAGAGCCAGGGCCGGTTGCTGAACGTCTACGTCGAACAGGAGCGTGAGCAATCGGTCTACAAACGGATCCCGGGCACACGCTTCTTCGGCGATACCCTCGTCAACCATCCCAGGGGCATGATGGAGGCCGACGGCTATGTCTATGCGGCCTATGAAGACTGCGTCGTCAAAATCGGCTCCGATGGGGTCGCCACGCAATTGACGGGCGAATTGCCGGGGACCGACCGCGTCACCTGGGCCAAGAACAACGACCTGGCAACGCCGCCGCGGGACATGGTCGTCGTCTGCGAGGCCGGTGCCTTTAAAGTCACGCCGGAGGCGGTGACGGACTACCCGGGCACCATCCTGCCGATCAACCCGACCTCCTGCGTCAGCCTCGACGGCTATATCTTTTTTACGTTCCCGAACGGTAGGCTTTACGCCACCGGGCTCAACACCCTCGGCTCGAACCTCCTGCCGCCGGACGATGCCGATATCGATGCCGCCAGTTTCACGACGGCCGAGTCCAACCCAGATGGCTTGTTGCGCGCCATCGTCTCCGGACGACAGTTGTTCGCCATGGGCCAGGCCTCGATTGAGGTCTATCAGAACGTCGGCACAAGCCCGTTTCCGCTGACGCGGGCGGCCGTTATTCCGGTCGGGCTCATCGGCACGCACGCGGCCGCCGGCGGCAACGAGACCGATGGTTGGGACTCGATGCCGCTGTTCGTCGCCGCCGACGGGACGGTGCGGCAGTTCTCGGGCTACGACCCGAAGATCGTTAGTACACGAACGGTCGAAAGATTTATCTCACTGCAACCGAACCAGGGCCGCGATTTGAGCGCCTACGTCTATACATTCTTAGGCAACAGCATTTGGGGCCTTCGCGCCAACGGCGGTACGCCGACGGAACGCTGTTTTGAGTACAACACATCGACCGGCCAATGGCACGAGCGCCAATCACAGGGCTCCTTTACCTGGCGCGGCCACCGTACCGTCCGCGCTTTCGGGCAATGGCTCGTCGGCGACATCGAAACGACGGAATTGCGCTTAATCGACGCCACGGCGCAGGGCGAGCACCACGATCAGATCCCGTGCCGCATCGAATCGAAGTGCATGAAGAATTTTCCCGATCGGCTCGCCGTGCCGAGAGCCGACTTCATGTTTGCGCAGGGCGTCGGCCGGACGATGCAGCAGGACCCGATCCAGACCGATCCGGTGACGGAAATCTCGTGGTCCGACGACGGCGGCGGGACCTGGTCGCGGCCCTTGCGAAGGGCCCTCGGCCGCCAAGGTGAATTCGGCTGGGATGTGCGGATCAACCGGACCGGCATGACAACGAAAGCCGGGCGGCGCTGGAGGGTGGATGTCGCCGACCCGGTGCCGTTTATGTTTCTGGGCGCGACCATGGACGTCGAGCAGAGAACAAGCTGATGGCGATCGCGCCACCGCCGCCGGAGTTCGACGTTGCTCTGGTAACGGTGCCGAACGGAAAGATCACGGCGGTCTGGTGGGAGTGGTTGCAGCGCTACGTCAAATGGGATGAGGCCTGCTGCGAAGCGGGTGGGGGCGGCGAAGGGACGGAAGGACCGCCAGGACCAACCGGACCAACAGGACCAACCGGCGCTACGGGACCGGCAGGACCCGCAGGCCCGACAGGTGCCACCGGTGCCACAGGATCTGCCGGACCGGCGGGACCGACAGGACCGACAGGCGCAACAGGTCCGGCGGGCGCGGACGGGGCGGGTCTGACGAACGGCGACAAAGGTGACATCGTCGTCGCCAGTGGCGGCGCGTCGCTGATGTTCGATACATCGGTCGTGACGGCGGCAGCAAAAACCGTCCTCGACGACACGACGACCGCCGCCATGCTAACAACGCTTGGCGGCGAACCAACCATCACAGCGGGGACGACAGCCCAGTATTGGCGCGGTGACAAGTCGTGGCAGACGTTGCCGGCGGGCATGGCGGATGCCCCGTCGGACAATGGCGAGTACGTCCGGATCAACGGTGTCTGGCGGTTGAAGTCGCAGACGGTCGACATGAACGGGGTCAATTCTAGCGATGTGACCGTTCCGGCCAATGCGAAAATGGTGATCGTCACCGGCGCTCTTTATCTGTCCGCAAGCACGACCGCTTCCATCGGATGGCGTGGATCCCTCGATGGGACGACCTTTCTTACGGGAGCAAGCGACTATGCCTCGGCCGGGTTCATGCATTGGGTCGGGTCGTCCGGTTATACAAATCTCCCGGTCGCCTACGCCGGGAACGGCTACCTGACATTCGGCAGCGACTACATGGATATTCCGCAGATGTTCAAGGGGCACCTGCAATTGGTGCGCCCGACAACCGCCTGCAATTGGAGTTTCCACGCCACGTTTAGTTACTACTACACCGCAGCTGCAAACACATACGGCGACGGAATCGCTCGGTCGCAATTGCTGTCGACGAGTGCCGGCAGTGCATTGGCGATCCAGAAAGTGCGGTTCTACACGACCGCATCGACGTTCCGCGCGCCGTCGCACCTCTACTTGGAGTGGGTCTATTGACGGTCTACCGGCAAAAACCGCCAACAGTCGAAGCCGTGCAATGGACCGGCGATCTCGCCGCCGTGCAAGTGCTGTTTCCGGACGCAAGCACCGCCGCCAAGGATCAGACCCACTGTCTCGTGCCGGTGACGGGCGGCACAGGCCATTTCCGTGTGCCGATGGGCTCTTGGATCACGATCGATCCGAGCGGCGTCATGAACTACATGCCGGATGAGAATTTCGTTGGCCTTTACGAGGAAATCGCGTGATGCCGCTCGACGGGGAAATCGCCAACGGCTTCGTTTGGAGCGCCGATGCGAACGCTTGGTTCGTCGCCCGGCTCGATGGGACAATCGCCGTATCGCCCGGCGGCGGCGGCGATTCGTTCGACACGACGCCGGTCGCCGCCATCGGCTCGGATGTCGAACAAACGCTGCCGAATTGGTTGGCTGGGGCGCCGATCATCGATGTTCCGGCAAACGTCGTCATTGCAGCGCACCATCGCGGCGCCTGGGTGCACATGCAAAACAACGTCAATTCGGTCATCTCGCTCCCGGACGATTGGCTGCCGGGGCAGGCCTTCGGCGCCCGCCTGATCGGGGCCGGCTTCTGTACCTGGCAGGTCGAAGGCGGCGCCACCATGCAGCTGCCCGCGACCAAAGCCGCGCATACGGGCATCTCGGAACAGTACGAGGACGTGATCTTCCGGGTGATTACGAATGTCGGCGGCCATGCCGCCGTCTGGAGCGTCAACGGGGGGACGTTCTGATGTTCCTTCCCGGATCGCTTGGCATCACGCTACCGCGGGCGTTGCTCGATCCGGTCGACGAAAGCCTCTGGAATCCCGACACCGGGCCGCCGGGGGCTGCCGTTCCTGACGCCGCCTCGCCCGGCATCAATCTCGGCTGCCTGTTTACGACCCAGGTCATCGGCGAGATCCATTCGCTTTGCTACTATCGGGCGATCGGAATGGCGTCCTCTGGAACGCTGTCGCTGTGGTCGGTGCACAACAACACCGATGTCCTGTTGGGACAGGTCAGCTTTACCGGGCATTCGACCGTCGGTTGGAAGGTTGTCGCGCTCTCCGCATCGGTTACCTCTGACCCCTTGGCCGCCTATGTCGTGGGGCTTTGGACCCCGGCAGCGGCAGGCATCTGCACCTATGTCGCGACGAGCGGCTATTTTTCCGACCGCGGCCGCTATTCCGAAAACCAGTTCTTGTATGCCTCGGTCTCGAACGGGCAGATCGATCCGCGCTTGTTTTTACGCCGCAACGGCCTTTACGCCTACGGCTCGCTGGCGCGGCCGACCGAGTTCTTCAACAACACGAACTATTGGGTCGACGTCGTTATCAACGCCCGGCCGAAGCCGATCCCGGCCGTGCCGCCGGTCTTCATCAAGTGGCCGATCCCGGCCGGCTATCCGTCGCTCGCCAACACCGGGCCGGCGCCCGGGACCGTGTTCACGACCGAACTGGAAGACGTTTCATCCACGGCCGACGGACAGGTCATCGAAGACCTCGACGTGCATGGGGCGATTGCGATCCAGCACAACAACGTGACGGTCCAGAACTGCAAGGCGAGCGCGGGGATCTATTCGATCTACGTCTACGCCGGAACGACGGGCGCCACCATTCAGGATTGCGATATCAACGGGGTCGGCCGCGGCAATGCCGGTTCGGCCGGAATCTTCATTGCCGGATCGTCCGTGCAATGCCTGCGCAACAACATCTACCGGGTCGAGAACGGCATTGCCCTATCGGGCTCGAATGGGCCGGTGCTTTTGAAGGACAACTTCATTCACAACCTGCACGCCGGGCCGGAAACACCGCACTACGACGGCTTGCAATGCGACGGCCGCAACGACGATACGACCATCGATCACAACACGATTTTCAACGAGAACGGCGGCGCTGCGGCGATCATGATCGATAACTTTGCCGGAGCGTCCGACGCCATTATGGTCAAGGACAACTACGCCGCCGGGGCCGGCTATACCATCTATTGCGATGCGGGCTTCGATCCCGTCGGCGCCCCTCTGACCAACGTCAGCTTTCTGCGTAACATCCTACGGCCAGGCGGGTATGGCTATTGGGCGATCAACAGCGCCACGCCGATCCGGCAAGGCAACCAGTTCATCGAGCATGGTTCGATTTTCGATACCGCGCCGCCGGGCGGATTTTCCGTCGGCCAGGTCGTGCCGGAATCTTTCTATGCGATCAATCCCGACCTGCCCGGGAGCGTGATCGGCGAGACGGTCGTGGCAGGAACCGGCCTGACGCTCGGACTGTCGTTCATGGTCTGGCGCACCGGCACCATGACCGGCCTCAACTTCTACCGGCCGGAATCGTCATCGGTCTCTTCCTACAAGATCGGGTTGTGGCGCTGGCTCGGATCGAACAAAAGCGAGGGCGTCGAACTGATTGGAACCACGACCGTAACCGATGTCACCCGGACGCACTGGACTT